CCAGGAGTTCGCCCTGGCGATCGCCCTGCGGATCGACGAAGACGGCTTCATCGGGACCGGGGCTTCCACTTACGGCGGCATCCGCGGCATTCAGTGGAAGTTCGAGAACGAAACGCTGACGGCTGGCATCCACGACTCCAGCCAGACCGCGGTCACCAGTCTGACGATCGACGACTTCGCGAACACGATCGCGAAGCTGCCGACCTACGCGGCGCAGAGCCCGACCTGCGGCTGGTACACCACCCCGCAGATGCACGCTCTGGCGATGCAGTCGCTGGCCCTCGGCGGCAACGGTGCCTCGGCCAACGAGATCGTGGACGGCGTCCGCCGGCCGGTGTTCATGGGCTGGCCGGTGTTCTTCAACAACGTCATGCGGAAGACTGCCGCCGCTACCCAGTGCGTGGCCCTCTTCGGTGACCTGAAGCGGTCGTCGCACTTCGCCCTCCGTCGGCAGGTTGCCGTCCGGGCAAGCACCGACCGGTACATCGAGTTCGACCAGACGTACTTCCAGGCCACGGTGTCCTACGACGCGGTGACCTCGGACGTTGGCGACGCCAGCACCGCCGGTCCGGTCGTGGCCCTCATCCTCTGACCCTCAGCACCATCAAGGAACCCTGAACCGTGAACCATCTCGCCAACTCTCGTTCCGTGGTCGCCCTGACGGACGCTGCCGGTCTGAACTCGGCCAGCACGCTGACGGTCGCCATCGACTGCCTCGGCTACGACACCCTGTCGGTGGACGTGGGCTACCGCTCGATCGCCAACACGGCGGCTCCGAGCGTGGTCACGCTGAAGCACTCCGACACGGACGGCAGCTACGGCACGATCGCCAGCCTGATCCAGAACACGGACTACACGCTGTCTGGCGTCGGCAACACGGCGACCGTCAACGTCAGCCGGTTCGAGGTCAGCACCAAGAGCCTGAAGCGGTACGTGCAGGTAGCGGTCACGCCGAGCTCGTCCGCGACGAGCAACGCGAGCAACAACACGGTGGTGGTGGCGGCCCGGCTGGGCCGCGGCGAGTCGGGCGTCGATTCGGCGTCTGACGCGAACGTCACCAATCGCGTGGTCCTGGGCTGAGTAGTTCGACAACTCGAAGGAGGTTGCCGTGGGCGCGGCTGCTTCACCCATCGCCGGCATCAAGCCGGCTGTGCTGAATACTGGCTCCGGTCCTGTCCGCGTGCATTGCGCCATGAGCGTGCCGCGGCTTGGCTGGCAGGACCACATGTTCTGTTGGCCTCGCGGCCTGATCCCCTACGGCGTCGCACCTGTGCGGCTCGAGGGGGCGTTTTGGGGGCAGTGCCTCGAGCGTGTCATGACTGACATGGTCGAGAACGACCCGGAGAAGGACGGCCCGCCGCTGTGGATTCTGACGCTGGACTACGACAGCATCTTCCAACCGGACGCCTTGCCTCGTCTGCTGACCTACGCGACGGCGTCGGACTACGACGTGGTGGCTGCGGTGCAGATGAAGCGGCGGCACGACGAGCCGCTGTTCACGATGATGAGCGAGGACGGCACACGGGCTGGGAGCATCGGCCGGGACCAGCTCATCTACCACAACATCATGCCGGTGAACACGGCGCACTTCGGGTTCACGCTGCTGCGAGCGTCGGCTCTGAGGAAGATGCCGCACCCGTGGTTCCTGGGCAGGCCGAATGAGGCTGGCCGGTGGGACGACGGCCGGATTGACGACGACATTCACTTCTGGATCGAGGCTCAGAAAGCCGGGCTGAAACTCGGCATCTGCCCACGGGTGGCTCTCGGCCACGCCGAGGTCTGGTTCAAGTGGCCCGACCAGAACATGCAGCCGCTGCTCCAGCATCCTGGCGATTTCTGGGATCGAGGCGGGCAACCCCCGGAAAAGGTGTGGCAATGAGCACGCAGTACCCAACGGTGTCGGTGCGGATCACTCGACCGGTTCGCACCTACAAGACGGGGCAGGTGGTGGACGTGACCGGCGGCCTGGCGGACATGCTGGTGCGGTCTGGCTACGCCGTCCGCAACGAGCAGCCACAGATCCGGTTCGCCGTGGCTGACGAGCCCCAGGAGGTCGAGCGAGCCGAGGCACCCTACGCCAAGGCTGGGAGGCGACGCCGTGCGGCGAAGCAGTAACTACCGGTCGCTCATCGTTGCGACCGCCAGCGGGACGGGCGACCGGCCCGTGTCGGTGGCCGAGGCCAAGGAGCATCTGCGGATCGTCGATATGACGACCGACGATGACTACATCGGCGTCCTGATCGACACGGCGACAGCCTGGTGCGAGGACTACTGCGACCGCACCTTCGCCGACAAGCAATACACCGTGGCGTTCGACGACTTCGTGGATCTTCGTATTGGGCTTCCGCGCCCGCCCGTGCGGCTGAACGCGACGGCCGCGAGCGCCACGGTGACTATCTCCTACGTGGACCAGGGTGGCACCACGCAAACACTCACGTGGGCGCAGTCTGGAACGCAGCAGTTCCGCCTAGACCGCGACCACGTTCCTGCACTCGTGTATCCGCTGTACCTGGAGAACTGGCCCAACGTGCGGCTGGACGACAAGGCCGTGCAGGTGACCTACCTCGCCGGCTACGGCGGGGCAGCGAACGTGCCGACGCCGGCCAAGCATGCCATCAAGATGCTGGTCGGTTTCTGGTACGCAAACCGGGAAACGGTTCTCGCCGGCAGCATCTCAAAGGAACTTGAGTTTGCCGTGTCGGCCCTGCTGGCCAACCTCCGCTGGAGGCAGTACGCATGAGCATCGAAGGACGGATCGCCGTAGACGTGGGATTCACCGACTCGGCGTCCAGCGACGGCGTCCAGGCCGTGAAGCGGTTGTCCCTGACGAGCACGGACAGCCAGACGACCGGCAAGGTGGCCATTGTCACCGGCACCTGCGGCACGGCTGCCGTGGCGATTGCCGTCGCTCCGAGCACGTACCGTGACGCAGACGGTTCTCTCGTGTCGTTCGCGACGGTGGACCGGTTCGCCTTTGCGGCGTCGGCGGCGGCCCGCTGTGCCGAGGCGACCGGGTCGGGGGCAGCGATCAGTTCCGCAAGCCGCGTGGCGTTGTCGGACGCCAGGGGCGGCGGCACGGCCGGGTTCAATGTCTCTGCCTACTCGGGCACGGCCAGTTTCAAGGTGGTGGTAGTCGGCACATGAAGACGGGCACGCTCAACCGGCTGGCGACGATCCAGACTCCGACCGAGTCGGCCAACGCCATCGGCGAGCCGATCCTGTCGTGGTCCACGTTCGCCACTCGGTGGATTGGCGTGATGCCGCTGTCGGGCTCGGAGAGCGTTTCGGCCATGGCCACCGGCTCCGACGTGACGCACAAGGTGGTGATGCACTACACGCCGGGACTGAAGGCCAAGATGCGGATTGTCTGCGAAAGCCGCACGTTCGAGATCACCAGCGTCGTGGAGCGCGGCTACCGGGCCGAGCACGAGCTGCTGGTGGCGGAGGTCACGGACTGATGAGCTTTCAGGTCAGCGCAAGTGCGTCGGACATCGCGGACGTGCTGAAGCGTTTTGAGGGGCTGCGGATCGGCGTCCAGAAAAAGTACCTGCGGGCCAGCGTGAACAAGGTTGCCAAGCCGTACATCCCCGAGGTGAAAGCCTTGGTCGCTAAGGGTCCGACGGGAAACCTCAAGCGGTCGGTTGGCGTGCTCACTGAAGCCAAGGTCCGCGGCAAGACTCAGACAGCCGTGCTCGGGTTCCGCAGAGGCGACAAGGCTGGCGAGAACGGCAAAGCCAGCGGCTACCATGCCTGGTGGCTTGAGAACGGCGTCAAGGTCCGCAAGCCGAAGAACGCATCCACGCTGCGGGTGCCGATGGCACTGGCTAAGCAGTACCCGTACCTGATGGGCAAGGTGGCCCTGATCGGTGCCGAGGACGGTGGAGCGGCCTACTTCCCCGAGGTGGCCGCCGTGCCCGGCACGGGCAAGTTCGGCCAGTGGGCGGACCGCACGCTGCCGCGGATCAGGGACGCACTGATTGAGGAACTGGGCCGGGCGGTGGTCAAGGCGGAAGCCGAGAACGCCCGCCGTGACGCCAAGGGGATGTGATGCCAGCCACGACGTTCATCGACGAGTCCCTGCTGCAGCTGCTGTCGGCGTCGGCCGACATCGCGGCGACGGTCGGCTCGCGGATCTACGCCGTGCAGGCTCCGCAGGGGACGACGCTGCCGTGCCTGGTGTTCGACCGCCAGGACGCCAGCCGCGGGCCGTACATGCACATGACGGGCATGTCGGGGCTGACGCGGACGACGTACACGGTGTCGTGCATATCGACCAGCCTGGTGGACTGCCGCAACCTCGGGCGAGCGGTCAGGGCAGCCTTACAATTCAAGCGGACGACGGCGGTTCGGCTGGTGACGGTCAAGGACGAAAACGACCAGCAAGAGCCGTCGGACCCCGGTTCGCAAACACCCATTTATCGCACGGACCTGACAGTCGAGATCACCCACTCGGAGAGTTGACCTATGGCCGCTGACATCGGACAGGGAACCTACGTTTCGTTCGGCACCGCGCTGCACACCGCGACCGGCTACAAGATCACCGGCGTGAACCACAACGGCATTACTCGGGCCGTTGCCGACGCGACTCACATGCTGTCTTCGGCAAAGGAGTTTGTCGGCTCGAGCATCTACGATCCCGGCGAGGTCTCGGTCGAGGTGCAGCACGACCCCGGCATCAAGCCCACGGCGGACTTGGCCAACGTCGCAACCAATCAGGTGGTCAACGTGTACTGGGCCAACGGCGGCACCACGACGGCCCTGTGGTCGGCGTTCGGCTACATGACCGGCTACGAGGCCGGCGCACAGATGGAAGACATGATGAGCGGCACGGTCACGATCAAGCTCAGCGGCACGCTGCCGTCTTGATCGGCTGGGCCATGACCACGGAGGGCGCGTATGGCTCTGAGTCGTGACGAGTTTTTCAAGCGCAAGCGTCCGCTTCCGAAGGTGAAGGTGCCGGTGCCCGAACTTGGCGAGGACGCCGAGGTGTGGGTCACCAAGTTCACCAGCCGGATGCGGAACCGGTTTGAGGAGATCGCCACCGGCGGCAAGGTCGGCGGGTCGGTCAACCTGAAGAACGTGTCCGCGAAGGTCGTGGCCTTGTCGTGCGTGGACGACGACGGCAAGGCGTTGTTTACCGAGGCTGACGAGGAACGGATTGGCGAGTTCGACGCCGACGCCGTGCAGCGGATCGTGGACGCGGTGTTCAAGCTCAACGGGCTGGGTGCGAATCCGGTGGAGGAAGCGGCGGGAAAATAGAGCGCCAGCCGGTCCTGCAGTTCCTCTACCGGCTGGCCTTGAAGCTGGGCATCTGGAACGTCGAGGAGCCTGGCGGCCTGGCGGACTCGATGAGCGTCGATCAGTTGTACGGGTGGATGGGTTACTACCAGCTGGAACCGTGGGGCGACGAGTGGTTGAGGGGCGCGATGGCCATGTCACAGTTCGCGTCCGCCCACCGTTCCAAGGGTTCGCCACGTCGCAAGCCTGACGACTTCATGCCCGTGCCGAAGCGGGTGCAGACGCCCGAGCAGATCGTGGCGGCCTTCCGTGCGATCGGAGGCGGGTGATGGCCAAGAACTTCGGCCGCGTCAACGTCTCGATCACGGCGTCCACGGGCGGGCTGACTCGCGGGCTGGCGAACGCCGGCAAGCAGTTGAGCGGCTTCCAGGGGATGGTGTCTAGGCTAACCGGCGGGATGGGCAGCGGCTTTGCCAGTGCCACGCTGGGGGTTCTCGGGCTTGGCCGGGGAGCGTCTACGGCGGCGGTCGGCGTGGCACTCCTCAGCACGGCGATGAAAAGCCTGCTTCTGCCGCTGGGTGTCATCGCTGCCCTCACGGCCCCGTTTGTGGCGATCGGCAAGGCTATGGCATACGCCGAGGGTGTCCACAATCTCGCCACCGAACTTGGCGTGGCATCGGGGCAGTTGCAGGTTCTCCAGCACGCAGCCGGCGAAGTCGGCGTGAGCCAGGAACAACTGACCGCCGGGCTTCGTCGCACGGCCCGGATGACGAGCGAACTGGCGGCCGGCACGCCGGCTGCCGTGAAGGCGTTCCAGGGGCTCGGTCTGACGATGCAGGACATGGCGGGGCTCGACACTGCTGGCCAGTTCGCCCTGATCGCTGACCGCATCGCTGCACTGCCACCTGAGATGCAAGCCGCAGCGGCCATCGACATCTTCGGCCGGTCTGGGCAGGGGATGCTGAACTTCCTGCGGCAAGGCGGCGAAGGCATCCGCGAGATGGACGCGCTGCTCACAGCCTTGGGCGTGAAGATGAGCGGCGAGCAGACGGCCGCGATCGAAGGCATGGGCGACGCACTTGGGCGGCTGAGCCTGCTCGTGCAGGGATTTATCAACCAGTTCACGGCGGGCGTCGCGCCGGCGATCACGGCAGTGGCGAACCTGGTTGTTGACTTCTTTGCCAAGAACACAAGCGGCTGGAGTCTGGCATCAAGTCTCGCAAATGGTTTTGTGTTCATTCTGAGAACGGTAGTTGGCGGGTTCACCTTTATATACGGCGTGCTGCAGTTGGCGTCGGCCGGGCTGGCTGCGATGGGGCAGATCGGCATGAACGCATTCGGGTTTCTGCTGAAGGGTCTGTCGGCGGTTCAGGAGGGTATCGCCGTCCTGATGGACGTGATCGGCATGTTGGGCAAGTTTCTTGTGGACATGATCATGGCTCCCATAAAGGGAATCATGTCCACCGTCGCGTCTATGGCAGAGGCGGTTGGAGCGACAGACATTGCCGCTGACCTGCGGCTCGGGATGAAGGTGGCCGACGGCCTGACAGAGGGGTGGGACAAGTTCGGCAACGTGGTCCGTGGCACGACGTTTCTGGAAGACGCGGCGAATGATGCGTTTTCTGAGGCGGGCGTGTACGGAGCCGCCGCCGATGGATTGGCTGCGAGCGGCATTGCAAACGTCACCAACCCATTCGGTGCCTTCGACGCTGCCTTGGCTAGGGCCAACAAGGACGCCGCGGACAATGCCGCCAACGGCGGCAAGCCCGGCCAGCCGGGTGCCTGCCCTGTCGCCCAGGCCGTGGGTGCCGCCATCCGCGCCTCGAGCCAAGAACTCAAGGCCATCGTCGTCGGCTCGTCCGAGGGCGAGACGTTCCGAAACAACATTCTTCGTGGGGCCGATCCCCGGCTCGATGTGAAGGACGACGCAGCAGCAACGGCACAAAACACAGAGCGGTCTGCCGATGCTCTTGAGGACATCGCAGACAGGCTTGATCCGACTGGACTGGCGGTGATCGGCTAATGGCTATTACAGACGTTCGAGAATTGCGGTCGTTCGAATACGGCGAAAGCCTGGAATCCAAGGGCAAGATTACGCTCACCGGTTCCGTGGAACTGCTGGCGCTGCACGACTCCCCGCCAGACTTTGGCGTGCTGGCTGAAGACTCAGCGTCCTGGCCGAACCTCAATGGCGGATCTATTCCACAGGTCGGCGACAAGCGGCTGATAGCCGGCGTGTTGTTCAAGGTCAAAAGTCGGAAGCTGTCCTACTACAAGGGTGACGACGCCGACAGGGCAATCAAGATCGCCATCGCCTACGAGGCGCAGAAGGAGGACACGGATCAGCCAGAGCCGGAAGACCCTGACGCCGAGGGCTGGCAGAAAATCAGCGTCACAACGGAACAGAAAGAGTGTCCCCTCACAGACCAGGGCGAAAACGGCGAGTACAACGCTGCACCCAAGGCGGCGACTAATTCCGCTGGTGATCCAGTTGACGGGCTCACCGAGAACCGCTGCCTGCTTCGGATCACATACACCAACACGAAGGTGGCGGACCCCAACCTTAGCGTTCTTAACGAATACGTGAACACGACAAACGAGACGCAGTTCATGGGCGCTAAACGCCGCACCATGCTGTGCGTGGGGTACAACGCCAACTACGACGACAAGCAGTCCCTGTGGACTGTGTCAGTCGAGTGGCTGCTTGATCCGAAGGGGCACTACGTCGAGTTTTACGACGCCGGATTCAACGAGATCGTTGGCGGCGAGCGTCGTGCCATTCTGGACGTTCGAGGGAATCCTGTCGGAAAGCCTGTGCAACTCGATGGATCGGGGTTGGCTGTCCTTCCAACGCTGCTCACTGGACCAAACGCCACGGACTATATCTTCATGCGTAAGGCTTACCCGTATGAAGAGAAACAACACACAAATATCTTTTCGGAAGCGAGGATCTAATGGCAGACGAAGTGAAGGTCTCTATTGCCCTGCAGTGCGACAACGGCAACTTTTCCGACCGGTTCGCAGCGGCATCGGTCAAGGCGAACCAGACGACGCAGGCAGCGGCCAGCGGCGTGGTGACGGTAGGCACGGCCGTGACGACGCTCTCGCTGGGCGCTGTGTCGGCCGCCGGCTACGCGGCGTTCCGCAATCTGGCAACGCAGACGGCCGGCACGCACGCCGTGTTCATCGGCAAGTATGACGGCACCAACAGCCAAGAACTGGCTGAGCTTCAGCGTGGCATGGCGGCGGTCCTGCCGCTGGTCGAGACCGTTACCATCGGGCTGCGGGCGGTGACGAGCACGCAGTACACGTCAGCCGCTCGGGTGCAGTACCTCGTCCTGTCGAGGTGACCGATGCCGGTTTTCGGCTTTAGCGAGGAAGACGCCAAGCGGATCGGCCACGTCGTAAAGGTGGTGGAGCGATCCGGCCCGCGGCTCAAGATCAGCGGTCCAAACGACGAGCGCGGTGCGGCCGGCGTCCGCATCATGATCGGACAGGTCGGCACGGCCGCCTGGTCAAAGGGTTCGTCGGCAGTCATCACGCTCTACGCCGGCCCGCCGTCTACTGCCACTTCACGGCCGACTGCCAACGTCGGCACGCAGGTGGCACACAACATCTTCGCCAACATCCCGACATCGGCGTACGTGGCCGTGAGCAACAACGGCTTCGGCTGGTACGTCATCGCCGCGGAGTGCTGACCGATGGTGCTCCTGCCATGCTCGAACTGCTGCGAGCCATGCACCTGCCCGACGTGTGGCTGCTGCCAGTGTGACCCAGGAGGCGCGGATTCTTGGCAAGCCGTCTTTGACATGCAGCAGCGTTCGGCTACGGCCCCATATTCGGAGTCGTACTACAAAGAACTCTACGACGATCTTGTTGCGCTGCTTCCCGGTTGCATCACCAGACTCTATGAGTCGCAGTCAGCGTGCGTCGATGCAAAGGTGGCGCAGGCGCTCATCGACAACCCAGGCATGACGGAGGCCGAAATTCGTGCGGCGTTTCAGTCCACTTGGGAAGAACAGGACTGCCAGAACTACATCAGTCTCATATCGCCTAACACCTGGCATGGCTGGAGCGTGCCGTATATCAACGGCAACGTGGCCACGACTGCGGCCCTGGCCGAGCAGTGCCCCAACGGCTCGCCGCCGTCGCCGCTGCTCTGTTCACCTGGGCAGACGACCTACTGGGGCATCCCCAAGTGGGTCGGCGACGGCACCCGCGTTCCAGACATCCGCCAGCTTGTCCTGACCGATCCGGCCACTGGCGATCCGGTGGCCGATGCGCTGTTTGCCGTTGGGAGCCAACTCGGTGCCATCAACCTCGGCGGCGGCGAATGGTCGTTCGAGATCGACTGCACGGACTGCGACGGCAACGTCGAGACGGACTGCAACTCCGCAAGCCGGCTTGATGCGGTGTGGTACGAAAAGACTGTCGAGGTCCGTGAGTCGCGGCCCGACCCGTGCAACTCTGCAACGGACGAGCTCGACCTGTGTCCGCCGCAGAACTGCACCATCGTCGCCATCACAGTCACGCGGAAGAAATACTGCGGGAGCAACGCCAACGAGATCACGCAGGAGGATAGCTGGACGGTTGAGGTGGCGGTCTGCCCATGCGCGTTTCCGTTCATCATGACCACAAGCGACCCGATTGCGTCTGAGGCTCGCGGCTACGCGACCGAGGCGGATTGCGTTGCCGATTGGACGTGCGGTGGCTCGGCGGCAACGGCCTGCGGAAACAACCAATGGAAGTTGGTAAGGCACGACACGGAACCGAACGGGTCCGACCGGCAGTGCATGACGTATGAGTGCGAAAGCGTGACAGGGTGCTACCCGCCCTTCGGGTGCTGCGGATGAATGCCACTCGCACGATTGTGGTTCCATATAACGGCTCTCTGCCGGCAGAGGTGGTGCAGTCTGCTGTTCAGAGTCTGCTCGGCGAATCGCCTGGCCGTGGGCTGCTCCACCTCCGAGTGGTCGAGCATCTGCCGCCGCCTCCTGGCCGCGGCCCAGGTACGGAATTGCACAGGCTGCTCGGCAAGGTCGGCATTCGGCCGACGCCAGGCTGCAAGTGTTTGGCACACGTCGCCGAGATGGACATCCGCGGAGCGGATTGGTGCGAGCAAAACCTGCCGCTGATCGTCGGCTGGCTCCGTGCAGAGGCGACACGGCGCAGGCTGCCGTTCATCGACTCAGTGGCGTCCCTGCTTGTGCGTCGTGCTATTCACACCGCGAGGATCAACCATGGCACGCAAGCCGAAGCCGCCAAAGGGTGACAAGCCGAAGTCGTGGTCGATGCTCGACGACGTGGAGTACGACGACGAAGAGGACGGTGCCCGTCCAATACCGGACGACGACGGCAACGTGGTGCTGAGGAGATCCGCAGAGCAAGGAGGACGGAAACATGTCAAAGCCCAAGACAAGCGGAAGCCTGGCCGACGCCGTTGAATCGGCGGTGCAGAACCAGCGGCCCGGCTACATCAGCTGGTTCCACAAGCTGCCAGCCGAGGCACAGGAAGAGTTCCTTGAGGCCCGGCGGCGGTTTGACCACGGCCGGCATCAGAAGACCGCATACGCCAGGGCGCTGATCGCCGAGGCCAAGGCCCGCGGCTGGATCACCGCCGGCGAGTCCGTCATCACCAGTTGGCTGGGGCAAAAATGACAAAACCTCTCGCCGATGCCGTGGACGACCGCGCCGCCGATGAGCAGCGGCTGGCGGCCGATGCTGAACTCGCCCGGTTGCGGTCGGAGGTGGCCGGGTTGCGGGGCCGCTACAAGGCGGCGCTCCAGCAGATCGACCGCGAGCGGGAGCGGGCTGACGCTCTGGTGCAGTTGAAGGGAATCAAGCCCGCCAGGCGGTCCTTGACCAAAAGTGTCAAGGGCAAGAAACACGCCGGCACCATGGTGCTGCTCATAAGCGACGTGCATTGCGAAGAGACTGTGCGAGCTGAGGCAGTCAACGGCACCAATGCCTATGACCTAGACGTGTGCGATGCCCGCATGGCTGAATTACAGCAGCGGTTCCTGGCAATGCTCGAGCACGAGCGCGGTTTGACCAGCATCGACCGTGTCGTGCTGTGGATGGGCGGCGACATGATCAGTGGGATGATTCATCCCGAGCTTGCCGAGGAGAACAGCCTGCACCCGCTGGCGGCAATCCGCTGGATCGGCGAGCGTCTGCGTGGATTTGTGGACGCCGTGTCGGAAAACGCCAAGGAGGTCATCGTCGCCACGTCGTGCGGCAACCACGGCAGGACAACCGAGAAGCTGAGAACGAACGAAGCGGACACGTCTTACGAGCAGCACCTCTACCTGACGATGCGGGCCTCCGAGTCACGAAAGAACGTGCGGTGGCACATTGGCGAAGGCCATTTGAACTACCTCGACCTTGAGGGGTTCGCCGTCCGGTTCTGTCATGGGCACGCTGTGAAGTACCAAGGCGGCATCGGTGGCGTGCATGTGCCGCTGAAGAAAGCCATAGCAGCGTGGGACACAACGCAGCGTGCAGACTTGACCTGCATCGGACATTGGCATCAGTTCAGCGTCGGCCGCAACTACGTCACGAATGGCAGCGTTATCGGCCCTTCGGCGTACAGCATCAAGATCAAGGCCGAAGGCGGAGAGCACCCGTGCCAAGCCGCCATCGTGATTGACCACGAGCGGAACGAGATGACCAAGGCGTACAGAATCTTCTGCGACCGAGACTTGAGGAGCAAACATGACGAAGACACTGGAGGAAGCAAACGCCGCCCTGCGGGCGGCAGTCCGCGAGCGGCTGGAGGGAACGCCGGCCGATGACCCCAAGATGGTTGGCTACGTGTCGCCGGGTGTAACGAAACCTCTGCCGGAGGATTTGCAACACGTCATGCGGGGCGACTCGCTGCTCAGTGAAACTTACGCCGAGTGGGTGCCGGCGTTTCAGCCCGTGTCGCCTGCCGAGCAAACGCTGCGTGACGCCATTGCCACGATCCGAGACCGGCACGGGAAGTACGGGCCACCGACCGAGCATTTCGGCCGAACTGCATCGCTCGTCAACGCGGCTTTCGGCACGACGTTCACGGCAGCCGACTGGGCTCTCGTCATGGTGCTTGACAAGATCGCCCGCCAGTTGGGCACCGCGGCGACCGACGACGCTGCCATCGACATCGCTGGGTACGCGGCCTGCCATCAGGAGTGCCGGCGTGCCTGAGCCCCTCACCGACGCCTACCTCCAGCAGTGCGAGCACGACGCCCGCCGGTTCAGCGGTGCGTACACGGGGACCAGTGGCACGCTGGCGGCCCACGTCATGCGGCTGCTCGCGGAGGTGCGGAGGCTGCGGGTGGCAGCGGCACAACAGGTCGAGCGGCCCTGCCTGTGCAGGGTACGCGGAGACTGACCGGGCGGCGGGTTGATGGCGGCGACGTGTCCTCCTCCACGTTGCTGCCTCCCCGCTTGCTCGGTCACGCCGCCGGGCTATCCCCGTCCTGCGGCGGGCCTTCGAGGTCGAGGGG